CCAGCGCATATAGATGAAGGCGCTGAGCTTGGCAGAAATGACCAAGCCATCGTGAAGACGATGTAACATTTAGACCTACAAGCGCTACAGCGGTTACGACATCCTCAACATCACTCCGCAGGATGTCTTCACCGCCGCTCAATACCCCATCGCGCAAGCCGCGGTGGCTGTTTCCATCTCTGGCCTCGAAATGCTGCAGAACAGCGGCAAGGAGAAGATGCTGGATCTTCTGGAAAGCCGCATCGGCAACGCCGAACGCACTTTCCAGAATAACCTTTCCAACGACGCGTACTCGAACGGAACCGCCGACGGCGGCAAGCAGATCGGTGGTCTGCAGTTGCTGGTTTCGACCACGAATAATTCCGGCGTCATCGGCGGAATCGATTCGTCCATCTGGGGTTTCTGGCAGAACAACTATTTCTCGTTCGCTGCCCAGGGCCTTACTCCCGGCTCTGCGACGATGCAGACCATGATGAACCGCATGTGGCTCAACCAGGCCCGACAGGCGGATCGTCCTGACCTCATCATCGCCGACAACACGTACTTCCGTTATTACTGGGAATCGCTGCAGGCGATTCAGCGTATCCAGGACGAGAAGTCCGCGATGGCCGGCTTCATGGCGCTGAAGTTCATGGATGCCGACGTCGTCTATGACGGCGGCTTCCAGGGCACGACGGCGGGCAACGTGTCGGTGTTGGGTACCGGTGGGTCGTGGCTGTCCGGTTCGGGCGCGCCGACGAACTCGCTGTTCATGCTCAATACGGACTACATCTACTACCGTCCCCACAAGGATCGCGACATGGTGCCGCTGGACCCCGATCGGTTCAGCGTCAACCAGGATGCGATGGTCAAGCTGATCGCCTTCGCCGGAAACATTTGCATGGCAAATCGCTTCCTGCAGGGCGTGATGGGCGCATAGGGAGGAATGGAAAAATGACTTTCAATCCGACCGAAAACCGCCTCGGCCTCCAGCCGATTGCGCAGACCGTGCAGGCCACGAGCCTGTACCAGACGGGTCAATCGACCGCGTTCTATGCGGGCGACATCAAGATGGGCGAGATCGTGCGGGCCTCTGATCCCACCTTGGGCGGCGGCGAGTTCATCTATCTGATGGGCGTCGCCAATACCGTGCTGGGATCGCTTGTGACCTACAATCCTGCGACGGGGGTTACGTCCCTATCGCCGGCAACGACCGGAAGCAAGATACCGCAGCCGGTGGCTGTGGCGATGGCGGCGTGCGTGTCTGGTTACTATGGCTGGTACCAGATCGCGGGCGCGGCCGTCATCAAGAAGACGGCGGTGAAGTTCACCCCGGTGGCGGCAGCGATCTATCTGTCCGGTACCGCGGGGCGTGTGCAGGCGGCAGCCGCTGCTTCGGCGCAGATCTGGAACGCGGTGACGATCAACGCGGCGACGGTGGCCTCGGCCACCTCGACCATTACCGTGTCGATCCAGCGGCCCTTCATCGAGGGCATCGCGGCCTGATTGTTGTGGTGTGTCACGGGAGGCGGCCTGCAGCCGTCTCCCGATTTTTCTTTGTCGATTTGGAGAAGGTTTTGCATGAACGTGGCCGCGCGCGAACTCATGGTGCCCGATGGCGTCGAGACGCTGATCCCGCTGCGCGAGGCGCAGATCATGGCATTGTCGAACACCTCGGAAGAAATCTTTCTTCGCAACGTCAAGATCAATGCGGCGCGCAATGATATCCCGTGGCTCACGGTGGTCCCGGAGCATCAGGGACATGCGGTTCTGGTGGGAGGCGGTTCGTCGATCGAATTGCCATCCGAATTGCAGGATATCGCCGACCGCAAGAACAAATGGGGCCAGACGATTTTCGCGCTCAATGGCGCTGCGAAATATCTCGCGGACAAGAATTTCGAGGTCGATTACCAGGTCATCATCGATCCGCGGCCAGAGACCATCAAGTTTCTGCATGGATTGCATGCCCGGAAATACCTGATCTCGTCGCAATGCGATCCCTCGCTGTTTGATTTTCTGGTCGAGCAGGGCGCGGACGTGATGATGTTCCATCCGGCGCATCCGCAATTGTCGAGCCTGCTGCCGAAGGGGCGGCACTTCGTGATGCTGTGCGGGGAATATACCGTGGGGCTCACTGCGATGTCGGTGGTGACCACGCTCGGCTACCGGATGCTGCATCTCTATGGCTATGATTCCTCCGACAGCGACGACGGCAGGGCGCATGCCTACCAGCAGCCATTGACGTCGGCCGAACAGAAACGTCTGGAAGTGGTTCATGCGGGCCGGAGGTTTTCCTGCGGCTTCGCAATGCTCAAGCAGGCGGAATCCTTTCCGTGGTTTGCCAATATGCTGGCGCAGGAATTCGGCTGCACCATTACCGTGCATGGCGATGGATTGTTGCCGTCGGTCGCGCATCAGATGATCCAGTGGGACGCGCCGGCCAATGCCGCCTGCTACGACATGGCCAATGCGCCCGCCTCCTACGACTTCATCACATGGCTGGTGGTGGCCGAAATGGATCGGCGCCGCCGAGGCGTTACCGAGCCCTTGATGGTGGCGTTCTCACATGGACCGGAAGAGGGCTTTCGTCGCAACGACGTGCAGAACACCCCGGAGAAGCAGCAGATCCTCGACCATGTGATGCGGCCGGCGCTGAAACTGTGGGGTGCGGTCGAATCCGAACATGCCTTGAAGGGGCGGCAATATCATTACTGGTACCGCCCGATCACCGACGGGTTTTTGACCGGGGAAGCAATCCCGAAATGCACCCCGCCGGCCGGCGACGTCATGATGATGGCGCGATGGCTGTCGCAGTATGACGTTAAACCAAGGGAAGCCCTCGTCATCACCTTGCGGGAGACCCGCTATTCGCCGGTGCGCAATTCCAACCTCCAAGGGTGGCTTGAATTTGCCCGCAAGCGCCGCGCCGAAGGCTACAAAATCGTGTTCGTGCGCGATACCGCGATGGCCGATGAGCCGATCGAGGATTTTATCATCTGCCCGATTGCGGCCCGGGATATCGGGCGACGTGCGGCGCTCTATTCACTGGCGAAATGCAACCTGATCATCGCCAACGGACCTGCGGAGCTGCTGCAGTTCTCGGACTGGCCGTTCATCGAGTTCAAGCCGACCGATCTCAATCCAAATATGCCGATTTCGGTCGGGGTGTCATGGTGGCAGCGGTTCGGCGGCATTACCCCGCCGGAGTCCTTTCCATGGCTCGGCAAACATCAATTGACCGTGTGGCAGCGCGACACGGTGGACATCATCGAGGACGCCTGGATGCGCTGGCTCAAGGCAAACGACATGGCAACGGAAACGGAGAATTAAGATGGCTGCTGCTGAAAACCTGATGGCGGGCGGGATTCCGCCGAGCGTCGCAAAACAGATCGGGCTTGAAACCCCGCAGACCGGCTTGACTGCGACGGGAACGACGCAGGGCACCGCGCTGACGCTGAATTCGAATTATGCGACCTTTACCACGGTGGCTGCGAATTCGGGCTGTATCATCTCCACCGACAAGGATTCCTATGTCTATAACGGCGGCCTCAACGCGCTGACGGTCTATCCGGGAACGGCAGCGCAGGGCTTCAATTTCGCCGGCCTTGCGGCGGGAACGGGAATCTCGGTGCCCGCCAACAAGGGCGCCTATTTCGTTCCGGCGCGGTCCGGTTCGATCGCCACCATCATCAGCGCGTAGGAGAAAGTCATGGCCGAATTCTATGACAACCCGCATAGCAGCAAGATGCATTTCCGCGCGCCGGCCGGTGGCGGCAATTCCGTCTATGATGGGGTTGCGACCGCGGAAGACATCAAGAAGCACCCCCGCCAGCATGAACTCTATCGCGGTGAGAAGCTGCAGGCGCAGGCGCGCGCAGATGCCGAGAAGGCTGATGCTGACGCGGTAGCGGCGCTCAAGATCGAAAATGAAACCATGAAACAACAGATCGCCGAGATCGAGGCGCATCACGACAACAAGGAAGCATAATCATGGCATTGGGCCAAGGCAGCTATACCCGCACCCAGGGTGCGGCACCGAGCAGCACCTATCCGCGGTTCTTTACCGATTCAGTGAAGGATCATATCGCGTCCGCGCAAGAGGGTCGCGACATCTTCAAGCCGGAAGATCGGGTCGAGATCATCATGCCCGGCATCTCGCAACTGACGAAGCCCGTCGAGCGGGTGACCCAAGAGCATGTCGATCGTTGGCCGGAGGAATACAAGAAGTTCAAGTCCGGTCAGGAAATGTCGGTCGACGGCATTCCGCTGGAACAGTGGCCGGTGCTGAAGCGTGAAATGGTGCTCGAACTGAAATATCTCGGCTTCATGACGGTCGAGCAGATCGCCGAGATGAGCGAACACGCGGTGCAGCGGATTCCGATGATGGGCCGGCGGCTGAAGGAGCTGGCGAAGGCCTATCTCGACGATGAGCACGCCGCAGCGCTTCTGACCCAGACCACGGCGGCCAATGAGCGGCTGGAAAGCACCATCAAGGAGCAGAACGAGAAGATCGCCAACCAGGCGCAGATGCTCGAACGGCTGTCGGCGCAGATGCTCGCGCTGCAGAATGCACCTTCTGCAATCGCGACGCATGTCCCTGGCATGCACGATCCGGTCGAGGCCGCGAGGCAGGCGCAGACCCAGCAGCCGGTTGCGCAATCGAGCCTGATGGACCTGCCGGCGCCGCGCAAGCGCAGGGGTGCGGAGGCATCCGCGTGAGCGAAGAGACGATCGTCCCATTCGCTAATGCCCAGGCCAAGCGCGCCAACGATGAGGTGATCGAGCGGATGCGTGGCATTCCTGCCAATGTTGACGGCGGCAACCCGAATATCGAGGCCATCGAAAATCTATTACGGGCGCTCGATGGCATGCAGACGCAGTTGCAATCTCTGACGGAAATTGTCTGCGAGCAGGATAGGCGGATCGAGAAGCTTGAGAAGGCCGCGCGCGGCAAGATCATTCAGGTCAGGAACTGATATGCCGTCATCCTCGAAAAAGCAGCATAATTTCATGCAAGCGGTGGCGCACAATCCGAAGTTCGCCAAACAGGCTGGCGTGCCGCAATCCGTGGGCAAGGAATTCGCTGCGGCTGATGCTGCGAAGTCGAGCAGGGCGACGGCAAAGACGCTGGAAAAGCGTCTGGCGAAACGCGACAAATGAGCCTGCTCTCGATCTGCCAGTCGGTTGCCGGCTCGATCCCGATTGCGATGCCGTCGGCGATCGTCGCCAATGTCGGACAGGATGAGACCGCAAGCCTGCTGTTCACGCTGGCCAACGAAGCCGGGGAGGAATTGAACCGCAAGCCCGACAGCGGCTGGGTCGACATGATCACGGAACACGATTTCGTCACGGCGGCCACGGCGCAGATCGCAGGCACGATCGAGAATACCGCGCCCGGTGGACTGGCGCAGATCACGGGCTTGACCATCGGAGCGCCGGCCAATCCGGTCGAGGCAACATCCTGGTATGCTTTCGGCACGGGTGTTCCGAACAATGCATTCGTCAGCGCAGTCACACTCAATGACCCGAACTCGATCGTCACCCTGAATGTCGCGGCGCAGGAGACCGGCGCGGGCCAGTTCATCTTTGGGCAGTCCGATTATACGCTGCCGCCCGATTTCAAGACGCCGGTCGACAATACAATGTGGGACCGCTCGCGTTTCTGGTCGATGCGCGGCCCGCAGTCGCCGCAGCAATGGCAGCTTTACAAGTCCTCGGTGATCGGCCGGGCGTCGATCCAGCGGCGGTTTCGCTTTCGCCAGATCAATGGCGTCATGGTGTTCTCGATCGACCCGGTGCCGACCGACAATGGATCTGCGCTGGTGTTCGAATATGTCTCGAACGGCTGGTGCCAGTCGGCAACCGGGACACGACAAAGTTCATGGCAGGCCGATACCGATACCGGCGTGCTCGATGAATATCTCATCCGCCTCGGATTGAAATGGCGCGTGCTGCGGCGCAAGGGCATGAGCTATTCGGAAGAACTGGATGAATACGAGCGCGAAGTATCCAAGGCGATGAGCAAGGATGGCGGGGCTGCGATCCTGAGCCTGACGTCGAATGATCGGCTGAGTTTGATCGGGCCGTGGAATCTGCCTGAGACCAATTTCGGGAATGTGGTCGGAAGCTGATGGTCAAGCTGATGACGCGGCAGCAGCGCGTTGCGCTCGGACAGGCACCGGTCGCGGTCGCGCCGCCTTCGGTCCCCGCGCCGATCAAGGGCTGGAATACCCGCGATGCCTTGACCGCGATGGACCCGCTGGATGCGGTGCAGTTGGACAATTGGTATCCCGACACGAGCGGATTGAATCTCCGCAACGGCTATGTGCCTTATGCGACGGGATTGGGTGGCTCGGCCGTCGAAACGCTCGCCGAATATAATGCCAACGCGATCCGAAAGTTGCTGGCAGCGGGCGACGGATCAATCTTCGATGTGTCGGCCAATGGTGCCGTCGGTGCTCCGCTCGCTTCCGGCTTTACCTCGAATGCATGGCAGACCGAGCAGTTCCTGCAAAAGCTGTTTTTCTGCAACGGCGCGGACACCATGCAGGTGTTCGACGGCACGACGCTGGCGGCTTCGACATTCACGGGCGTGACGCTCTCGACCCTAATCGGGGTCAAGCAATATCAGCAGCGGTTGTATTTCTGGCAGGCCAACTCGACCGGCTTCTGGTATGCCCCGCTCAATGCCATTCTGGGAGCGCTGAATTTCTACGATCTGTCGGCTTTCTCGCCCGATGGCGGCAATCTGGTTGCGGTGACGACCTATAGCCATGACGGCGGCAATGGTGTGCTCGATTTCGTCGTCTTCATCATGTCGTCGGGATGGGCGCTGATCTATTATGGCAACGATCCGTCGACCAACCTGAACTGGCAGATGATCGGACGCTACCGGATTGCGCCGCCGGTCAACATACGGAGCGTGTGCAACTATGGTGGCGAAGCGTTTGTTACGACGTTCGACGATCATGTCGCGTTGTCGGCCGAGCTCGAGGCGCTGAAGGACGGCAGGCTGGCGCCGCGCTCCAAGATATCGTCGGCGGTGCAGGCAGCAGTGGCTGCGAATCCTTCAGGCTTCGGCTGGCAGGCGCTGTACTACACCAAGGGACGCCGATTGATTTTCAACGTCCCGAATTCCAACGGGACCTTTTACCAGCACATCCAGAACACGGCCGTGTCCTACCAGGACCCGCAGACCGGACGGATCGTTTCGCCCTATTGTCGGTTCGTCAACATGAACGCGTATTGCTGGGGGCTCTACAAGGACAATCTGTTCTTCGGTGGGGCAGGCGGGGTTGTCTATCAGGCCGATACCGGAACGCTCGATGTGCTGGGTGCGGTCGAGGCCGTCGGCCAGCAGGCGTGGAACGTGTTCCAGTCGCCAGCCCGTAAAAGGGGTACCGATATCAGGCCGATCATCCAGTCCTACGGCAGCCTGAGCTATACACTGTCGGTCGGGTGGGACTATAACGAACTGAATATCCAGGATCAGATTTCTGCATCAGCCGTCGGTTCGCCATGGGATATCTCGCCGTGGGATACCTCGCCATGGTCGCCGGATTTTGAAGTGTCGACGTCGTGGTATAGTTCGGCCGGGGACGGCGTGGCGCAGGGCTGGGCGATTTCACTGGCAGCGACGAATTCAGTGTCGTGGCTAAGGACGGATTTCAGAGGCGAAATCGGGAATGCGTTGTGAGGTGGTTTAAGGGATGAATCACCGCGCCGCTTCCGATGCCTCGCCGCAGAACGGTCACCCCGGCGCTCTGGAATCAGATGCTGCTCTATGGGCATGACCGCGAACTGTCGCTCTGGGCCGGCCAGAGGCTCGGACTTGACGGACCGGTCCGCGGTTACGATCCTGTCGCGATCGGCGTGGTGCGCAAGGGGCGGATCGTCGCGGCGGCATTGTTTGCCAACCATCAAGGTCCGAACATCGAAGTGACGTTCGTGACCTCGACGCCGCGCTGGGCGTCACGCGAGATGATTTCCGGCATCCTTGGTTATCCATATCGACAATTGAACGGCAAGCGCGTCACGGCGGTGACGGAAGCCTGCAACGGGCCGGCGCGGGCGTTTCTGGAGCGATTGGGTTTCAAGCAAGAGGGCGTCCATCCCGACGCGTTTCCGAGCGGAGTGGGAATTTCCTATGGACTGCTTAAGGCAGATGCGGAGCGGTGGCTG